ATGCTGGAACAAATGGGCATTGCCGCGAAGCAAGCCTCGTATAAATTAGCGCAACTCTCCAGCCGCGAAAAAAATCGCGTGCTGGAAAAAATCGCCGATGAACTGGAAGCACAAAGCGAAATCATCCTCAACGCTAACGCCCAGGATGTTGCTGACGCGCGAGCCAATGGCCTTAGCGAAGCGATGCTTGACCGTCTGGCACTGACGCCCGCACGGCTGAAAGGCATTGCCGACGATGTACGTCAGGTGTGCAACCTCGCCGATCCGGTGGGGCAGGTAATCGATGGCGGCGTACTGGACAGCGGCCTGCGTCTTGAGCGTCGTCGCGTACCGCTGGGGGTTATTGGCGTGATTTATGAAGCGCGCCCGAACGTGACGGTTGATGTCGCTTCGCTGTGCCTGAAAACCGGTAATGCGGTGATCCTGCGCGGTGGCAAAGAAACGTGTCGCACTAACGCTGCAACGGTGGCGGTGATTCAGGACGCCCTGAAATCCTGCGGCTTACCGGCGGGTGCCGTGCAGGCGATTGATAATCCTGACCGTGCGCTGGTCAGTGAAATGCTGCGTATGGATAAATACATCGACATGCTGATCCCGCGTGGTGGCGCTGGTTTGCATAAACTGTGCCGTGAACAGTCGACAATCCCGGTGATCACAGGTGGTATAGGCGTATGCCATATTTACGTTGATGAAAGTGTAGAGATCGCTGAAGCATTAAAAGTGATCGTCAACGCGAAAACTCAGCGTCCGAGCACATGTAATACGGTTGAAACGTTGCTGGTGAATAAAAACATCGCCGATAGCTTCCTGCCCGCATTAAGCAAACAAATGGCGGAAAGCGGCGTGACATTACACGCAGATGCAGCTGCACTGGCGCAGTTGCAGGCAGGCCCTGCGAAGGTGGTTGCTGTTAAAGCCGAAGAGTATGACGATGAGTTTCTGTCATTAGATTTGAACGTCAAAATCGTCAGCGATCTTGACGATGCCATCGCCCATATTCGTGAACACGGCACACAACACTCCGATGCGATCCTGACCCGCGATATGCGCAACGCCCAGCGTTTTGTTAACGAAGTGGATTCGTCCGCTGTTTACGTTAACGCCTCTACGCGTTTTACCGACGGCGGCCAGTTTGGTCTGGGTGCGGAAGTGGCGGTAAGCACACAAAAACTCCACGCGCGTGGCCCAATGGGGCTGGAAGCACTGACCACTTACAAGTGGATCGGCATTGGTGATTACACCATTCGTGCGTAAATAAAACCGGGTGATGCAAAAGTAGCCATTTGATTCACAAGGCCATTGACGCATCGCCCGGTTAGTTTTAACCTTGTCCACCGTGATTCACGTTCGTGAACATGTCCTTTCAGGGCCGATATAGCTCAGTTGGTAGAGCAGCGCATTCGTAATGCGAAGGTCGTAGGTTCGACTCCTATTATCGGCACCATTAAAATCAATAAGTTACACATCATTAGTACCTTCCTTATTTTTTGACTGGGACAAATTTGGGACCGATGGGTTCAGGATCGAGTCTATTTGCCGTGCGTGTTCGGTAAGGTGATTAGGTGCAAGGTGAGCATATCGACGAACCATTTCGATAGACTCCCAGCCTCCCATTTCCTGTAACACTGACAACGGGACTCCGGCTTGAACCAGCCAACTTGCCCAGGTGTGTCTCAAGTCGTGAAATCTGAAATCATCAATACCAGCCCGTCTCAGCGCCGCTTTCCAGGCTGTGTTTGCGTCATACCGCATCTTCCTTACTGTTGGCGCTTTCGTTCCGTCTGGTTTGGTACAGCTTTCCTTGTACACAAATACCCAACGGTGATGATTCCCGATTTGTTTTTTCAAAACGCGACATGCAGTATCATTCAGCGCAACGCCAATTGCGCGGTTTGATTTACTCTCTTCCGGGTTTATCCATGCCACCCGGCGCTGCATGTCTATTTGTTGCCATTCAAGGTTGATGATGTTCGAGCGTCTTAAGCCTGTTGCCAGTGCAAATTCAACAACAGACTTTAATGGCTCCGGACATTCATCAATCAGCCTTTGTGCTTCATGGGGCTCCAGCCAGCGGATCCGTTTATTCTTTGGTTGAGGCACTTTAATAATTGGTGCCTTATCCAGCATTTTCCATTCACGCTCTGCGGCTCTTAGTAGGGCCTTTATAAATGAAAGATGCGTAGCCTTCGTTGCAACGGACGCTGGTTTTGGCGTGTATTCTGGAACAGGTTTCCCTTTTTTTCTGCATGCTTCTGCCCTGAGTCTCCAGTTTTCCTCATGACGCCGGTTCGTCATTTTCTGCATTGCTGAATAAATTTTTGATTCAGTAATGTCTCTTAGTTGCATTCCTGCGAAATGTTGAAGCCAGAATCCGATCCGGCTTTTGTCATCGTCCAGTGATTTTTTATGTGCTTTCTCTTCAAGCCACCTGACACACGCTTCCTCGAACGTTATATCAGGTATTTCACCAAGTTTGCTGACCCGCCATGCTTCAGCCTTTAGCTTGTCATGGAGTTCTGTCGCCTGCCTTTTGTCCTTTGTTCCAAGAGACTGTTTAAATCTTTTACCGTTCGGCAATGTGAAACTGGCGTACCATATTTCACCTCTGCGGAAGAGTGACATTTTCTTTCCTCTGTTATGCCATCACCCGCGCTCACCTGGACAGTATGCAGCGGAGACTGAAGAGCCGCAATGCAGGCTTGTCGTGTTGTGAGGTAAGGAGATTTATTCTTAGTGGGATCTTTGCGTGTTGCCTGAAGACGCCCTGTGCGTATCCAGTTAATGGCAGTCGGTCTGGATATCTTGAGAAAATGACAGGCCTCATCGAGTGTGAGGCTGTATGGCTCCATTATTTCACCTCTTGCTGTGACATTGTTGAAAAATGGATACCAGCTCGTTGCTGCCAGACGATCCAACCGAGAGTCATATCCCATGCCATGTATTCGTTATCGCCGTTTTTTGCTCTCCGACGATCTACTAAGTCACCGAAACGCTTTTCCATGAATAATTCATAAGCTTCGCGTTCATCTGGTTCTACTTCCAGAGATAGGAGTGCGATTTCATAAGCACGGCGCTCAATATCGTCTCGCACGTCAAGGCTGCTGATACGCTCTTTAATTTCTTTAATCAGTTCTTTGTCGGTAAAAGTGGTCATTATGCTCCAGCCTCCGGTGCTTTTGGCATTACTGCCCAGTGAGTGATATTGACGTTTTCAAGGTCCCCGACCTGAAATGTCCACTGCCATTCTCCGGTTTCTTTTTGTCCCCAGGTGTACCAGAGAGAACGCCAACCAATTAGCCAGCCTTCTCCGTTAGCATCGAATAACAAAACACTTTCATTTGCTGGTGGCAGTTCAGTTGACACTGGTATTACTTTGTTTTCCTGTGCTGCACATTTAGCTTCAAGCGCATCGAATTTACGCACCAGGTATTCAGCATCTGTTTCATTTACTTTCAGATCTCGCGGTACACATCTCCCACGAAGAAACCCTTCCATTTCGAAAACATTCATGCGCATTTGCGTAACTCCGATAACTCGTTAAAGCGTTCCATAAACATCCCGTAGGCATGGCCCGGTGCCAGTGGAATCACGTTGAACATCTCTGTTGCCGGGATACCTTCCAGTACAGGCCAGAAAGAGCCATCATCAAGCCCGAGATCGCGGCGTTCGGTTGCCAGCATGATGAGATCGGCATATTTCACGGGCGTACTCATAACTGGGGGTAACCCGTATTTCTCACGGATTACGGCGTCTATTTTTTCTTCCATTTGTTTATAGTCAGGAAGGAGGCGTTTCAGTGGTGCGGGAATGTCCTGGCAATACGCTTCTGTTGCATCATGCATTAACGCTTCAAAAGCAAATTCCTGCGGCACCAACTGGCTGCAAAGAACCGCATGTTGGGCGACGCTGTAGAAGTGCGAAAGATGACCGGCAAAGCGACAGATATTTGAAAGGGAAACCGCGATATCGTTAATATCGATGTCGTCTTTATTTATCCTGTCATAATAAAAATGCTTCCCGGAATAAGTTTTAATAAATGACATTTTGTTCTCCACGTATATGCGCTGCACCGCGCTGAATTTTGGTTAAAGAAAACCCTCGCCATCAGGCGATTATTGAGTTAATTACGTTTCCATAAATGCCCCCGCAGGGGCATTTGCAGTAATGAAATCAGGCGATGAAAGTACCAATAAAGGTTTCTACTTTGCTGTCTTTAAATTTCTCAACAAGCAGATCACGAAATTCGTTAGCCATTTCTTCCTGCACCGCTTCCAGCTGAATAATGCGCAGAACCAGTACAGGACGATCGCCAGTGATAATGCTGAGGCGTAATTTAAACGGACGTTCTTTCAGGCCTTCAAACGGAACGCATTTAAATTCAAATGCCACTGGCATAATGTCTTTGGTCTTCGCTTCGACAGACTCCATCAGGGAGCGTTTGCCGCTGAAGTCATTGTCTTCAAAATCAGCGGTCTGGTTCGCTTCAATTGTGATTTTACGGATCGCCGCAGCCGCTTTGGTTGCCTGAATGGCGTCACCATTAGCATCAAAGCCCACAAGGTAGTCGGCCCAGTCTTCAATCCATTCTGCCAGTGACTTTTGGGAGTTACGCTCGCCATTAACAGACAACAGAGCAGAGAACGGTGCTGTCTTTTTCAGTTTGAGAGTGGCGGTGTTATCTGCGTGACCTGGTTCATCAATAGTACCCAGGTTAAGCACACTGACGGCACGCATATTATCGGCATCGATAAAGCAGCGGGTGCCTTCATCTGCAAGATCTTTAGAATAACGGGTAAAGTCATCGATGCTGGCAGTGGAAAGTGCACCACGGAAACGGAAGCGATTTAAATTAAATTTTTCCAGATCATGAATGCGGAAATTCTCAGGCAATGCCACAGCATCGGCACCAATCTTACTGATAATTTCATTAACACCCTGAGCAGAAATAAGGGCATGGATTTGATTAATTGCGGTTGCGTCTAAGTTCTGAGACATAATAAGTCCTCACTATATAAAGATATTCAGTGATGAGATAAATAATCAGTTAATTAAGAACGATATTAATGACCTGCTGCGCGTAGTTTTCCGTCAGGTTCACCGGCAAGAGTCAGTAATTGTCCCTGGTCTTCCTGCAGAATAGTCAGGCGACCACCGCGATTGACATACATCGGTGTTTCGGTGGTGTCTTCTTCGGAAATTTTCCCGCGGTTAGTCGGGCGAACATATGAGAGTTTGTGTTTGATTTTCACACGGTTCTCATCAATTGGTTCGATTTCCAGGTTGAGCGAGACCTTACCTTTGGTTTTCGTGTTCATCACACCGGAAGCGACTTCACTGAGAACTGCGCCGATTTTGGTTTCAAATACGCCGCCGTCCAGCTCCCCGATAAATGCCTGCACATCAGTACTGCGTTCGCTAGCCATTTTGCTGCTCCTCATCATATCGACCCTGCAAGGTCGGTTAGTTTCTCCACAAAACAGAGAAGAACACCTGCGGTGACTGCCGCCCGGATGGATTGGGTTATGAGCCCGTCGTCCGGTGATGCTCTTCTCTGTTTTGTAAAAAGGACGGTACCAGCCGGAAGCAAGGGTACAAGCTGGTACCGCCAAGACTACACACAGCATAAAGTTGTGGTGCCGGGTGCCTCCCGGTGCCTGGCGAAGGTTGCACACCAGGCGGGTGGGTATCCACAGAAGGTCGACTGTCAGCCTCAACCTTAACCCGCGTGCGCTGAGCCGCATTCACCACAACGCTAAGGATTCTCTCTGGTTGAAAATACTTAGCTGTTATGTGCCTGCTTTTAGCCACATCAGGCGAGGTGGACCTGGTTATTCCCCAACAACAAGGATTCGGTTAATCTGGATATCCCCAACAACAATAAGAGTATTCAATGTGATCGCTGAATTAACGGCAGCAATGACGGCTATTCGTGAAACAGCCCAGATTGCAAAACTAATGAACGAGGCAAAAACTCAAGCTGAAGTAAATGCGGCTATTGGTGAGCTGAACTCAAAGCTTGCGTCTATTCAGCGCGAATGCGTGTCTCTCGTTGAACTGGTGGGCTCTTATCAAGAAATAAATGCTTCTCTCAAAGCTAAAATTGCAGAATTCGAAAACTTTGAGGCTCAGACGGAAGGCTATATCCTTAACCAACTTGAGTCGGGTACTTTTGTATACTCGAAGGAGGTAATCGTGAACGGTGGCAGCATAACCATGCATCTTTGCCCAAAATGTTTTGGACAAAAGATAGTATCGATACTTCAACCATTCCCGGTTAGCGAAGATGAGCTTTTTCATAAAAGCAGGTGCCTCCACTGTGAAAATAAGTTTCTGATGAATAAAAATCCGGATTACGTATCGCCTCCATCCATTGAGGAGTTGTCCAGAAAACTTAACGGCAATCTGTAGATTACTACTGCTGTGGATATCCAGATTGTTAAAGAGCGAAGCGTCCTATAGGGCGCTTTTTTGTTGCTAACGAATCATCCTGGACTTCATATGCTCCAGGCGGCTACTTCGTGGGCGTCCTGCCTGTTCGTTATCTTTGATATAAAATCTAACTTAACTTAGTTATTATGGCAAGAGAAAACACCAAACTTTTCTTAGTTCGGTGCCTTAGTTAGAGAAGAGAGGTCTTAGAGTTCGTATTGAACTCCTTTGACTACACCAATGATAAGGCAATTACCATTGATAGGGATGTTGGGATACCGAGGATTTAATGGCACTAAAAACTTTTGAGGGCCATCGATGACTAATTTTTTTACTGTAGCTTCGTTTGTTCCATCAAGTCGAGCGATGACTATTTTTCCATGACGAGGTTCTGCATCTGGATCTACAATCACTGTTGCGCCTTCTGGTATTGTTGGGAGGCCATTAGGGTTAGTCATGGAGTCACCTTTAACCTCTAATGCAAATGAGTTATCACCAATCTTTAATGATGTATCTACCCACTTGTCCACTTCACTAAACACTTCTGCTGCCCTGCACTCAGTAAACTGCCCAGCCTGAACCCACGATATTACAGGAACTCTGCGCATGTTTGTGACGAGTTTGCCTTCAAACTCAGCACCATAAAGAATGTAATCTATTGACGTATTGAAGAACTTCGCTAATTTCGAAAGTGCCTCCCCACCAGGGGTATTGATGTCTTTCTCCCAGTACCCCACAGCAACGTCGCTTACTCCACAAAATTTACCCAATTCTTTCTGGGACGTTCCGGTAACTCTTCTCAGAGCTTTTATACGCTGACCAACCGTTTCCATAGGAGCACCATTTCTTGAATTGCTAAGTAATCTTAGTTTTTATTGACCAAAGATAGATTTGTAATTAGCATCTAATAAAACTTAGTTTGGAGGGCGTATGACAACTGACGATATCGAAAGCTACTTCGGCAGTATTGAGAAAGTTGCTGCTTTTTTCGGCATAACAACTGAAGCCGTTTATCAGTGGCGAAACCGTCCGGGCCAGTTAATTCCAAAAGGACGTGCAGCAGAAGCTGCATATAGAACTTGCGGACGGTTGCCATTTAAACCTGAGCTTTATGAAAAATCTAATGGATAAATCGATTAACAGAAACCACAGAACGATGAGGCTAACCGTGGGTAAGCATCACTGGAAAGTAGAAAAACAGCCTGAGTGGTACGTGAAAGCTGTCAGAAAAACTATCGCAGCGTTGCCGGGTGGTTACGCTGAAGCAGCTGACTGGCTGGATGTAACAGAAAACGCATTATTTAACCGCCTTCGTGCCGATGGCGATCAGATTTTCCCGCTGGGATGGGCAATGATTTTGCAACGTGCTGGTGGAACTCACTTCATTGCTGACGCTGTGGCGCAGTCTGCAAATGGCGTCTTTGTGTCTCTTCCTGACGTCGAGGATGTGGACAACGCCGATATTAACCAGCGCCTGCTGGAAGTCATTGAACAGATTGGCAGTTATTCCAGACAGATTCGTTCGGCAATCGAAGACGGTGTGGTGGAACCGCATGAGAAGACAGCAATTAACGACGAGCTGTATCTCTCAATTTCGAAGCTGCAGGAGCATGCAGCACTGGTCTACAAAATCTTTTGCATTTCAGAAAGTAATGACGCCCGCGAGTGTGCAGCTCCGGGCGCCGTGGCGTGTCGTGACTGTGGAGAAACTAACGCATGAACAGTTTAACAACACACTACCGTCGCTCGCAACTGATTGCGCTTCCTGTACCGGGTGGAAAAGCGAAGGTGGAGTATTGCTATGCAGTTAATGTACCAGGTGACAGGGAAATTGTAACCCACAGCTTTGCTGAGTGGGCTGTGGGTGATTTCAACCGGCAGAAGGAGACAGTCCTTTGCGACAAGTTAACCGCTGGTTCAAAGATCACTACGGAGTGCCCGTCAGAGTCATTCGTTGGGAGCCGGAAACACAACGAGTTATCTACCTCCGCGAAGGCTATGAGCATGAGTGCTTCAGCCCGCTCGAACAGTTTCGTCGTAAATTCAGGGAAATAGAGGTCGGTCATGAGCACTAAATTAACCGGCTATGTATGGGATGGTTGCGCTGCATCAGGCATGAAATTATCCAGCGTGGCAATTATGGCCCGCCTGGCTGATTTCAGTAATGACGAAGGTGTGTGCTGGCCATCAATTGAAACCATTGCCCGCCAGATTGGCGCGGGAATGAGTACCGTCAGAACGGCTATCGCACGGCTGGAAGCAGAAGGCTGGTTAACGCGTAAGGCGCGTCGCCAGGGTAACCGCAATGCGTCGAATGTTTATCAGCTTAACGTTGCGAAGCTTCAGGCAGCGGCATTTTCTCAACTGTCAGATCAACTGTCAGATTCTGACCCGTCAAAATCTGACGCATCAAAATCTGACCCGTCAAAATTTGATGCGTCGAAATCTGGCAAAAAAGCGGGTTTTCACCCGTCAGAATCTGGCGGGGATCCGTCAGTAAAATCAAAACATGATCCGTCAGATAAAAAAACTTCTCGTCCGGACGCTTCGCAACCGGACACGCAGACGGCTGAACAGGAGTTTTTAACTCGCCATCCTGATGCGGTTGTATTCAGCCCTAAAAAGCGCCAGTGGGGAACGCAGGATGATTTGACCTGCGCACAGTGGCTCTGGAAAAAAATCATCGCCCTGTACGAGCAGGCCGCCGAATGTGACGGCGAGGTGGTTCGTCCCAAAGAACCGAACTGGACAGCCTGGGCAAACGAAATTCGCCTGATGTGTGTGCAGGATGGTCGTACTCATAAACAAATCTGCGAGATGTACAGCCGCGTCAGCCGCGATTCGTTCTGGTGCCGTAACGTGCTCAGCCCGTCGAAGCTGCGGGAAAAATGGGATGAGCTTTCCCTGCGCTTATCGCCGTCCATCAGCACATACACAGAAAAACGCGAAGACCCGTATTTCAAATCCAGTTACGACAACGTGGACTACAGCCAGATCCCGGCAGGATTCAGGGGGTGAGCATGAGTCTTTTGAATGAAGTTCAGAAATTCATTGAAGCCCATCCGGGCTGTACTTCCGGAGACATTGCGGATGCTTTTGCAGGTTACTCACGGCAGCGCGTTCTGCAGTCAGCAAGCAAGTTACGTCAGAGTGGGCGTGTGGCTCACCGTTGTGAAGGGGATACACGCAGACATTTCCCGCGCCTGACTGAGAGAGCGCAGGAGCCGGAACCACAACCAGTTCGTGAAACCAGACCTGTGCGCAATTTCTATGTCGGCACTAACGATCCACGGGTGATTTTGTGCCTGACCCGCCAGGCTGAAGAACTGGAGTCCAGGGGCCTATACCGTCGTGCTGCAACGGTGTGGATGGCGGCATTCCGTGAAAGCCACTCCCAGCCAGAACGAAACAATTTTCTGGCGCGTCGTGAGCAGTGCTTACAGAAAAGCAGCAAGCGCGCTGCATCGGGTGAAGAGTGGTATCTGTCAGGGAATTACGTGGGGGCGTAATGACGACGTTAACTCAATGCCAGCAGCAGGTGCTGGATATGCTGATTTCTTATCAGAAAGAGCGTGGCTTTCCGCCAACCAATCAGGAGGTGGCAACCATGCTGGGATACCGTTCGGTGAATGCAGCGGTGGAGCATCTTCGCGCACTGGAGAAAAAAGGCGTCATCACGATAAAGCGTGGCGTGGCACGGGGGATAACGCTTCATACCGCTGTGAAGGACGACGACAGCGAGGCGGTCGGGATTATCCGCGCACTGCTTGCCGGTGAGGAAAACAGCAGGCTGCGTGCAGCCCACTGGTTACATGAGAGGGGCCTGAAAGTATGAAGCTGATTCTGCCTTTTCCGCCCAGCGTGAACACGTACTGGCGACACCCCAACAAAGGGGCGTTTGCTGGTAAGAGCCTGATAAGCGCGGCGGGGCGAAAATTCCAGAGCGCGGCGTGCGCAGCAATAGTTGAGCAGTTACGTCGTCTGCCGAAACCAACGTCGGCACCTGCTTCAGTGGAGATCGTGTTGTTTCCTCCGGATAACCGGATCCGCGATCTGGACAACTATAACAAGGCGCTGTTTGACGCCCTGACCCACGCGGGTGTGTGGGAAGACGACAGCCAGGTGAAAAGAATGCTGGTGGAGTGGGGACCGGTTATCCCGGAAGGGAAGGTCGAGATCACTATCAGTAAGTACGAGAAAACGGCGGGTGCAGCCGCCTGATCAAGAGGAGAAACGAAGTATGAATAATCTGATGGTCATTGATGGTATTGAAGTTCGTCGTGATGCTTATGAGCGTTACAGCCTGAACGATCTGCATCGCGCAGCAGTAGCATCTGGTGCAAATGCCAGAACCAAGGAGCCAGGAAAGTTTCTTTCCAGCCAACAAACTGTTGATCTTGTTCATGAATTAATCAACACCCAGAATTTGGGTGTTGACCCGGTGAGTGTGATTCATGGGGGAAATGAACGGGGAACGTATGTCTGTAAGGAACTGGTGTATGCCTATGCAATGTGGATCAGCCCGTCATTCCATCTGAAGGTGATCCGTACTTTCGATATGGTAACCAGCGCGCCGGAAAAGTTATCCGGACAGGCTGCTGACAAGATGCAGGCTGGCGTGATTCTGCTGGACTTTATGCGCCGGGAGTTAAATCTGTCTAACTCATCTGTGCTTGGGGCCTGTCAGAAACTCCAGGAGGCTGTTGGCTTACCGAATCTGGCACCGCGTTATGCCATTGATGCTCCTGCTGACGCGCCTGATGGCTCAAGCCGCCCCACGCTGTCACTGAGTGCACTGCTGAAGCAGTATGGTATCCGCCTGACGGCTAATCAGGCATATCACCAGATGGCGAAGCTGGGGATCGTCGAACAACGCGAACGATACAGCCGTACCGCGATTAACAACATCAAAAAATTCTGGTCGCTGACAGCGAAAGGCTGCATGTTCGGCAAGAACATCACCAGTCCCGCAAATCCGCGCGAGACGCAGCCGCATTTCTTCGAATCCCGATTCCCTGAGCTGTTAAAGCTGCTCGATACCGTTCATTGAGGTGACCGTGAGAGCATTACTGACCCCTGAAATTGCCCCGCGTATGGGGATCGTATTGTTCAGGCCAGGTTCAGAGCTGATGCCCCTGTTTATGCAGGGGCGTGTCCTGCTGGAGCCTGAGCCAGAACGTTATTCATCTTTCGCCAGTGGTGCCGTTCCGGCGGCATCACAACCGCTGGCGGATGATCCTGCCGTTCGCGCCGTGTTCCGCAATGAGGCAGTGATCCGTCGTGCTGGTGGCGTGGAATGTCTTGAAAGCTGGTTACTTCGTGAAAAGGGCTGTCAGTGGCCTCATTCCAACTGGCACAGCGAGAACATGACCACAATGCGACACGCGCCGGGAGCAATTCGTCTGTGCTGGCACTGCGATAACCAGCTGCGCGATCAGTTCACGGAACGGCTGGAATCAATGGCAACGGATAACTGTGCCCGCTGGGTGTTGTCTGTTGTGCGTCGGGATCTCGGTTTTGATGACAGTCACGTTGTGACAATGCCGGAACTGTGCTGGTGGCTGATTCGTAATGATCTGGCGGATGCCTTACCGGAAAGTGCAGCCCGTAAGGCACTGAGATTACCGAAGCCTGTTGTGCCGTCTGTTACCCGGGAAAGTGACCTTGTGCCTTCGGTTCCTGCCACCAGCATCATCCAGGATAAGGCGAAAAAGGTGCTGGCGCTGAAAGTGGATCCGGAGTCGCCGGAGTCTTTTATGTTACGCCCAAAACGTCGCCGCTGGGTTAATGAAAAGTACACGCGCTGGGTTAAGACACAGCCGTGTGCATGTTGTGGAAAGCCTGCTGATGATCCCCACCACTTGATAGGCCACTGTCAGGGTGGAATGGGTACAAAAGCGCATGACCTCTTTGTATTGCCTTTGTGCAGAAAGCATCACGACGAGTTGCATGCGGACACTGTGGCATTTGAAGAGAAGTATGGTTCCCAACTGGAGCTAATTTTTCGATTTATCGATCGCGCGCTGGCAATTGGTGTGCTGGCCTGATTTTGTGGAGAGATTTGATGCGTGATATGTACGAGGTTTTGGACCGCTGGGGAGCATGGGCAGCAGCAGATAACAGCGGAGTGGACTGGCAGCCGATCGCGGCAGGCTTCAAGGGGCTTTTACCACACGGTAAAAAGTCACGCCTCCAGTGTGATGATGATGAAGGGATCATGATAGACGGTTGTGTGGTGCGGTTGCGTAAATATAAACCAGAAGAATATGAACTGATCATTGCTCACTTTGTTATAGGTATCTCACTGCGTTCTATCGCGAAGAAACGCAGATGCTCGGATGGCACAATTAGGAAGGAGCTGCAAACTGCAATGGGATTTGTTGAGGGATGCATATCAATTTTGTTTTGGTGATTGCAGAAGCCGCTTCAGCGGCTTCTAATTAAGTATTCATGTTTTTCTTCTCTTCAAACAATTCCTTTATTTTCAATGGAATGAAAGTTGATTGTATGAATGAGAAACATGTTAAAAATGAGATTGAATATGCAATAGTGGTTTTTGTATATTCAAAATAAATACCTGAATGTGTTTTATCCTTGGATAAAAGATAAAATACAAATATTAATGCAAGTGTAATTATATACATCAAGAATAGAGTATAGCTTTTTACAAAGCGCATATAAAATCGAGTGCTCTGGTTGGCTTTGTCTAATGCATTAAGTGATTTCGAAATTGAGGAGTTCTCACCAGACATAGTAATGACTAGCAATAAAAAACCGGATAGGATTGAGAAAACATTTGCAACAAGATTTAATGCGTCATTGTTATTTGTTAAGCTGTTTGTGAGATATTTTGAGAAAAAGAAGGAGGCTAGGAAGTTTCCTGTGGTAATTATAATTCCCGTCCAGTTATAATCTTTAAACATATGGCCTCCCCGTTTTTAAGTATATTATAACTCATTTGTGACAAAATGCTCTAAAATTTCATGAGCATATTTGCTGGAAATTGTTTGCGAGCCGTATGGTAACGTGTAGTAAATCTTTGTAAGTTTCATGTCATCGCTAGTGATTTTCTCTCCTTTTTTAGTTTCAAAGTAAAAGTCACTGTTTAAATCAGATATCCAAGGCGTCGGATTGTTTTCAATTGATGCAGCAACGGCAGGGTTTCCTCTGGCATCGATAGTAAAATGGCCACTTATTCCTGTTTGTTTTAATTTTGGCTCTTTTTTTACAAACACAGATAAGAAACTAGGCTTGTTAACAAAATCTGATTCATGCACATTGAAATTCACATGTACAGCGCGCAAACCATCATCTTTGACTTTTTGGATTACATTTTTCTTTAAGATAGCTGACGGTATAATATCTATGCCATAGCATTTGAAGATTTTTGCTATTTTGACTTCACTCCAGTTAGTGGATATTTGAAGGAGTGAGGCAATTTGATTATCCTTAACCATAAAGAAGGCATGTAAATTGTCAAAATTTTCAACATCTAACAAATCTTTAGTGTTAGGTTTATTTGGGGTGATCGACACTTCTTCTTTCGGATTGTATAAAGAAAAATGTAAGTAATGGATATTACCTTTAGTGCTAAATTCTTTTAATTTTAAATGCCTGTTAGTTGATAACTGAATTATGGAACCCTGTACAAATTTATTATTTGTTGATATTTGCTGAAATAAATTACCCTTCCCGTCAAGGTTCACATTAAAAGCCCTAACTTGACATTTCTTTGTTAAATTGTTTTTTTTGGTATTAGAAAAGTTCATAGTTTTCCCTTATTCGCTGTGTGTCCTTATTGTAAAAAAAAACTAACGCGTACGCAAAAACTATTGTATCGTGTTAAGAGTGGTTACTTCGCCACACAACTTAAACCCGCCGTCGAGCGGGTTTTGTCATTTCTAGGCCTTGGTATTCGTTGGGCTTGGTCTATCTGGTACTTAGCCATTGGCTCGACTTCTTTTACGTTTCCGCTTCTGATTTGCGGTACATGATGTTCCCTCAATTTGCACCTCCTGTATTGCGAGGTGAGAGATAACTACAAATGCCTCATAACCCAAATACCTGGCTGGAGTTGGTCCAGAGCTGGTGGCGTGGAGACACACCGCTGGGCGCAGTGATTATGTCGATTGTTATGGCTGGTTTACGTATCGCCTATTTTGGCGGTGGTGGCGGCTGGAAGCGAAAAACACTCGAAATTCTACTCTGTGGCGCTCTGACGCTGACTTTTGCATCCGCTCTTGAGTATGTCGGATGGCCTAAATCACTATCTGTTGCCATTGGTGGTGGGGTGGGGCTGATCGGTGTCGATGCTATTCGTGGGGCTGCAATGCGAGTAATCGGTAACAAATTTGGTGGCTCTAAGGAGTAATTTATGCAGGTACTAAATTCCCAGCGTAAAGCTTTCCTTGATATGGTGGCATGGTCAGAAGGAACGGATAACGGACGGCAGAAAACCAGAAATCATGGTTATGACGTCATTGTAGGCGGAGAGCTATTTACTGATTACTCCGATCATCCTCGCAAACTTGTCACACTAAACCCAAAACTAAAATCAACAGCCGCCGGACGTTATCAGCTTCTTTCACGCTGGTGGGATGCTTACCGTAAGCAGCTTGCTCTGAAAGACTTCTCTCCGAAAAGTCAGGACGCTGTGGCATTGCAACAGATTAAGGAGCGTGGCGCTTTACCGATGATTGATCGCGGTGATATTCGTCAGGCAATTGACCGTTGCAGCAATATCTGGGCTTCACTGCCGGGCGCTGGTTATGGTCAGTTCGAGCATAAGGCTGACAGCCTGATTGCAAAATTCAAAGAAGCTGGCGGAACGGTCAGAGAGATTGAGGTATGAGCAGAGTAACCGCGATTATCTCCGCTCTGGTTATCTGCATCATCGTCTGCCTGTCATGGGCTGTTAATCATTACCGTGATAACGCCATCGCCTACAAAGAGCAGCGCGACAAAGCCGCATCTACTATCGCTGACATGCAGAAGCGTCAACGTGATGTAGCAGAACTCGACGCCAGATACACAAAGGAGCTTGCTGATGCTAACGCGACTATCGAAAGTCTACGTGCTGATGTTTTTGCTGGTCGTAAGTGGCTGCGCGTCAAAGCAGTCTGTCAGGACATGCATAAAACCACCGCCGCCTCCGGCGTGGATGATGGTGCCAGCCCCAGACTTACTGACACCGCTCAACGGGATTATTTCGTTCTCAGAGAGCGCATCGAAACCGTAACTAACCAATTGAATGGTCTGCAAGAGTATGTGAGATCACAGTGTTCATATTAGAAAAGTCTTATCATAAGATTTTTGTATATGGATGCATTATGTCTCAATACGCTCAAGCCGCTTTAAATGCTTATCAATTGGTTGCTCATAACTCAATGTCTCCTCGTGATGCATGGGAGGCTGCTGTCGCTGAGGTTACAGAAAGCGAATCGGCAAGAAAGAAGGGATGCCCAAGGGCAACGTTTCTCGCTCTGGCGGATAGCGGTTATCTGAAGAATGTAAAACCACATCATGGGGAGAAAAAGATCGGTAAGTTGTACCAAAGGGCAATTGAAGTTGCGAATCTGATTCTTGATTTACCCGGAATTAGCAAAGCTGAGCTAGTTGATAAAACTTGCTATAAAGACAGGCAAGGGTCTTATGACATTGCTCTAACTCTCGCTCAGCACGGATTACTCCAGCGTCCTCAATAAGATATTAAGTGATTTATGGCCTCGCTTTTAGTGGGGCTTTTTCATATCTGAATCTCACCATGCATATCATCACCTGACTGGAACGTCAGGAGAATTCGTTACCGGGATTCGATAAAGGTATTCAAGCCTGACACATTATGCGCTGTATCGTCGCCGTATTCCCGCATTAACCATGACCGTAGCCCGACGGGGAATTCCTTCTGCGCGAGTGTGCGGGAATAATCAAAAACGATGCACACCGGGTTTTTACCGCGTTTATGATTCGCGGGTTTGTCCCTCATGCTCGCCAGTCCTGTGCGGGGGTGGAAGAAACAGGACGTGTATTCAGGTCTGTGCAACCGTGGTCGCACGACTTTTGTCGTTCAGCTATTAAATCCCATTACGAAGTCGACCAGAACGGCTGACGGGTCCTTTCCGGCAATCCGGCAGGCTACGGGGCGGCGACCTCGCGGGTTTTCGCTATTTATGAAAATTTTCCGGTTTAAGGCATTTCCGTTCTTCTTCGTCGTAACTTAATGTTTTTATTTAAAATACCTCCTGAAAAGAAAGGAAACGACAGGTGCTGAAAACGGGCTTTTTGGCCTTTGTCGTTTCCTTTCTCTGTTTTTGTCCGTGGAATGAACAATGGAAGTCAACAAAAAGCAGCTGGCTGACATTTTCGGTGCGAGTATCCGTACCATTCAGAACTGGCAGGAACAGGGAATGCCCGTTCTGCGAGGCGGTGGCAAGGGTAATGAGGTGCTTTATGACTCTGCCGCCGTTATAAAATGGTATGCCGAAAGGGATGCTGAAATTGAGAACGAAAAGCTGCGCCGGGAGGTTGAAGAACTGCGGCAGGCCAGCGAGACAGATCTCCAGCCAGGGACTATTGAGTACGAACGCCATCGACTTACGCGTGCGCAGGCCGACGCACAGGAACTGAAGAATGCCAGAGACTCAGCTGAAGTGGTGGAAACCGCATTCTGTACTTTCGTGCTGTCGCGGATCGCAGGTGAAATTGCCAGTATTCTCGACGGGATCCCCCTGTCGGTGCAGCGGCGTTTTCCGGAACTGGAAAACCGACATGTTGATTTCCTGAAACGGGATATCATCAAAGCCATGAACAAAGCAGCCGCGCTGGATGAACTGATACCGGGGTTGCTGAGTGAATATATCGAACAGTCAGGTTAACAGGCTGCGGCATTTTGTCCGCGCCGGGCTTCGCTCACTGTTCAGGCCGGAGCCACAGACCGCCGTTGAATGGGCGGATGCCAATTACTATCTCCCAAAAGAATCCGCATACCAGGAAGGGCGCTGGGAAACACTGCCCTTTCAGCGGGCCATCATGAATGCGATGGGCAGCGACTACATCCGTGAGGTGAATGTGGTGAAGTCTGCCCGTGTCGGTTATTCCAAAATGCTGCTGGGTGTTTATGCCTACTTTATAGAGCATAAGCAGCGCAACACCCTTATCTGGTTGCCGACGGATGGTGATGCCGAGAACTTTATGAAAACCCACGTTGAGCCGACCATCCGCGATATTCCGTCGCTGCTGGCGCTGGCTCCGTGGTATGGCAAAAAGCACCGGGATAACACGCTCACTATGAAGCGTTTTTCCAATGGTCGTGGCTTCTGGTGCCTGGGCGGTAAAGCGGCAAAAAACTACCGTGAAAAGTCAGTGGATGTGGCGGGTTATGATGAACTTGCTGCCTTTGATGAGGATATTGAACAGGAAGGCTCTCCGACGTTCCTTGGCGACAAACGTATTGAAGGCTCGGTCTGGCCAAAGTCCATCCGTGGCTCCACGCCCAAAGTGAGAGGCACCTGTCAGATTGAGCGTGCAGCCAGTGAATCCCCGCATTTTATGCGTTTTCATGTTGCCTGCCCGCATTGCGGGGAGGAGCAGTATCTTAAATTTGGCGACAAAGAGACGCCGTTTGGCCTCAAATGGACGCCGGATGACCCCTCCAGCGTGTTTTATCTCTGCGAGCATAATGCCTGCGTCATCCGCCAGCAGGAGCTGGACTTTACTGATGCCCGTTATATCTGCGAAAAGACCGGGATCTGGACCCGTGATGGCATTCTCTGGTTTTCGTCATCCGGTGAAGAGATTGAGCCGCCGGACAGTGTGACCTTTCACATCTGGACGGCGTACAGCCCGTTCACCACCTGGGTGCAGATTGTCAAAGACTGGATGAAAACGAAAGGGGATACGGGAAAACGTAAAACCTTCGTGAACACCACGCTCGGTGAGACGTGGGAGGCGAAAATTGGCGAACGTCCGGATGCTGAAGTGATGGCAGAGCGGAAAGAGCATTATTCAGCGCCCGTTCCTGACCGTGTGGCTTACCTGACCGCCGGTATCGACTCCCAGCTGGACCGCTACGAAATGCGCGTATGGGGATGGGGGCCGGGTGAGGAAAGCTGGCTGATTGACCGGCAGATTATTATGGGCCGCCACGACGACGAGCAGACGCTGCTGCGTGTGGATGAGGCCATCAATAAAACCTATACCCGCCGGAATGGTGCAGAAATGTCGGTATCCCGTATCTGCTGGGATACTGGCGGGATTGACCCGACCATTGTGTATGAACGCTCGAAAAAGCATGGGCTGTTCCGGGTGATCCCCATTAAAGGGGCATCCGTCTACGGAAAGCCGGTGGCCAGCATGCCACGTAAGCGAAACAAAAACGGGGTTTACCTTACCGAAATTGGTACGGATACCGCGAAAGAGCAGATTTATAACCGCTTCACACTGACGCCGGAAGGGGATGAACCGCTTCCCGGTGCCGTTCACTTCCCGAATAACCCGGATATTTTTGATCTGACCGAAGCGCAGCAGCTGACAGCTGAAGAGCAGGTCGAAAAATGGGTGGATGGCAGGAAAAAAATACTGTGGGACAGCAAAAAACGACGCAATGAGGCTCTCGACTGCTTCGTTTATGCGCTGGCGGCGCTGCGCATCAGTATTTCCCGCTGGCAGCTGGATCTCAGTGCGCTGCTGGCGAGCCTGCAGGAAGAGGATGGTGCAGCAACCAACAAGAAAACACTGGCAGATTACGCCCGTGCCTTATCCGGAGAGGATGAATGACGCGACAGGAAGAACTTGCCGCTGCCCGTGCGGCACTGCATGACCTGATGACAGGTAAACGGGTGGCAACAGTACAGAAAGACGGACGAAGGGTGGAGTTTACGGCCACTTCCGTGTCTGACCTGAAAAAATATATTGCAGAGCTGGAAGTGCAGACCGGCATGACACAGCGACGCAGGGGACCTGCAGGATTTTATGTATGAAAACGCCCACCATTCCCACCCTTCTGGGGCCGGACGGCATGACATCGCTGCGCGAATATGCCGGTTATCACGGCGGTGGCAGCGGATTTGGTGGGCAGTTGCGGGCGTGGAACCCACCGAGTGAAAGTGTGGATGCAGCCCTGCTGCCCAACTTTACCCGTGGCAATGCCCGCGCAGACGATCTGGTACGCAATAACGGCTATGCCGCCAACGCCATCCAGCTGCATCAGGATCATATCGTCGGGTCTTTTTTCCGGCTCAGTCATCGCCCAAGCTGGCGCTATCTGGGCATCGGGGAGGAAGAAGCCCGTGCCTTTTCCCGCGAGGTTGAAGCGGCATGGAAAGAATTTGCCGAGGATGACTGCTGCTGCATTGACGTTGAGCGAAAACGCACGTTTACCATGATGATTCGGGAAGGTGTGGCCATGCACGCCTTTAACGGTGAACTGTTCGTTCAGGCCACCTGGGATACCAGCCCGTCGCGACTGTTCCGGACACAGTTCCGGATGGTCAGCCCGAAGCGCATCAGCAACCCGAACAATACCGGCGACAGCCGGAACTGCCGTGCCGGTGTGCAGATTAATGACAGCGGTGCGGCGCTGGGATATTACGTCAGCGAGGACGGGTATCCTGGCTGGATGCCGCAGAAATGGACATGGATACCCCGTGAGTTACCCGGCGGGCGCGCCTCGTTCATTCACGTTTTTGAACCCGTGGAGGACGGGCAGACCCGCGGTGCAAATGTGTTTTACAGCGTGATGGAGCAGATGAAGATGCTCGACACGCTGCAGAACACGCAGCTGCAGAGCGCCATTGTGAAGGCGATGTATGCCGCCACCATTGAAAGTGAGCTGGATACGCAGTCAGCGATGGATTTTATTCTGGGCGCGAACAGTCAGGAGCAGCGGGAAAGGCTGACGGGCTGGATTGGTGAAATTGCCGCGTATTACGCCGCAGCACCGGTCCGTCTGGGAGGCGCAAAAGTGCCGCACCTGATGCCGGGGGACTCACTGAACCTGCAGACGGCTCAGGATACGGATAACGGCTACTCCGTGTTTGAGCAGTCACTGTTGCGGTATATCGCTGCCGGGCTGGGTGTCTCGTATGAGCAGCTTTCCCGGAATTACGCCCAGATGAGCTACTCCACGGCACGGGCCAGTGCGAACGAGTCGTGGGCGTACTTTATGGGGCGGCGAAAATTCGTCGCATCCCGTCAGGCGAGCCAGATGTTTCTGTGCTGGCTTGAAGAGGCCATCGTTCGCCGCGTGGTGACGTTACCTTCAAAAGCGCGCTTCAGCTTTCAGGAAGCCCGCAGTGCCTGGGGGAACTGCGACTGGATAGGCTCCGGTCGTATGGCCATCGATGGTCTGAAAGAAGTTCAGGAAGCGGTGATGCTGATAGAAGCCGGACTGAGCACCTACGAGAAAGAGTGCGCGAAACGCGGTGACGACTATCAGGAAATTTTTGCCCAGCAGGTCCGTGAAACGATGGAGCGCCGTGCAGCCGGTCTTAAACCGCCCGCCTGGGCGGCTGCGGCATTTGAATCCGGACTGCGACAATCAACAGAGGAGGAGAAGAGTGACAGCAGAGCTGCGTAATCTCCCGCATATTGCCAGCATGGCTTTTAATGAGCCGCTGATGCTTGAACCCGCCTATGCGCGGGTTTTCTTTTGTGCGCTTGCAGGCCAGCTTGGGATCAGTCGCCTGACGGATGCAGTATCCGGCGACAGCCTGACTGCCGGAGAGGCACCCGCGGCGCTGGCGTTATCCGGTGATGATGACGGACCACGACAGGCCCGCAGTTATCAGGTCATGAACGGCATCGCCGTGCTGCCGGTGTCCGGTACGCTGGTCAGCCGGACGCGGGCGCTGCAGCCGTATTCGGGAATGACCGGTTACAACGGCATTATCGCTCGTCTGCAACAGGCTGCCAGCGATCCGATGGTGGACGGCATTCTGCTCGATATGGACACACCGGGCGGGATGGTGGCGGGAGCATTTGACTGTGCTGACATCATCGCCCGTGTGCGTGACATAAAGCCGGTATGGGCGCTGGCCAACGACATGAACTGCAGTGCAGGGCAGCTGCTTGCCAGCGCCGCCTCCCGGCGTCTGGTCACGCAGACCGCCCGGACAGGCTCCATCGGCGTCATGATGGCTCACAGTAATTACGGTGCTGCGCTGGAGAAACAGGGCGTGGAAATCACGCTGATTTACAGCGGCAGCCATAAGGTGGATGGCAACCCCTACAGCCATCTTCCGGATGACGTCCGGGAGACACTGCAGTCCCGGATGGATGCAACCCGCCGGATGTTTGCGCAGAAGGTGTCGGCATATACCGGCCTGTCCGTGCAGGCTGTGCTGGATACCGAGGCTGCAGTGTACAGCGGTCAGGAGGCCATTGATGCCGGACTGGCTGATGAACTTGTCAACAGCACCGATGCGATCACCGTTATGCGTGATGCACTGGATGCACGTAAATCCCGTCTCTCAGGAGGGCGAATGACCAAAGAGACTCAATCAACAACTGTTTCAGCCACTGCTTCGCAGGCTGACGTTACTGACGTGGTGCCAGCGACGGAGGGCGAAAACGCCAGCGCGGCGCAGCCGGACGTGAACGCGCAGATCACCGCAGCGGTTGCGGCAGAAAACAGCCGCATTATGGGGATCCTCAACTGTGAGGAGGCTCACGGACGCGAAGAACAGGCACGCGTGCTGGCAGAAACCCCCGGTATGACCGTGGAAACGGCCCGCCGCATTCTGGCCGCAGCACCACAGAGTGCACAGGCGCGCAGTGACACTGCGCTGGATCGTCTGATGCAGGGTGCCCCGGCACCGCTGGCTGCAGGTAACCCGGCATCTGATGCCGTTAACGATTTGCTGAACACACCAGTGTAAGGGATGTTTATGACGAGCAAAGAAACCTTTACCCATTACCAGCCGCTGGGCAACAGTGACCCGGCTCATACCGCAACCGCGCCCGGCGGATTGAGTGCGAAAGCGCCTGCAATGACCCCGCTGATGCTGGACACCGCCACCCGTAAGCTGGTTGCGTGGGATGGCACCACCGACGGTGCTGCCGTTGGCATTCTGGCGGTTGCTGCTGACCAGACCAGCACCACGCTGACGTTCTACAAGTCCGGCACGTTCCGTTATGAGGATGTGCTCTGGCCGGAGGCTGCCAGCGATGAGACGAAAAAACGGACCGCGTTTGCCGGAACGGCAATCAGCATCGTTTAACCTTACCCTTCATCACTAAAGGCCGCCTGTGCGGCTTTTTTTACGGGATTTTTTTATGTCGATGTACACAACCGCCCAGCTGCTGGCGGCAAATGAGCAGAAATTTAAGTTTGATCCGCTGTTTCTGCGTCTCTTTTTCCGTGAGAGCTATCCCTTCACCACGGAGAAAGTCTATCTCTCACAAATTCCGGGACTGGTAAACATGGCGCTGTACGTTTCGCCGATTGTTTCCGGTGAGGTTATCCGCTCCCGTGGCGGCTCCACCTCTGAATTTACGCCGGGATATGTCAAACCCAAGCATGAAGTGAATCCGCAGATGACCCTGCGTCGCCTGCCGGATGAAGATCCACAGAATCTGGCGGACCCGGCTTACCGCCGCCGTCGCATCATCCTGCAGAACATGCGAGACGAAGAGCTGGCCATTGCTCAGGTCGAAGAGATGCAGGCAGTTTCTGCCGTGCTTAAGGGCAAATACACCATGACCGGTGAAGCCTTCGATCCGGTTGAAGTGGATATGGGCCGCAGTGTGGCGAACAACATCACGCAGTCCGGCGGTACGGAGTGGAGCAAGCGTGACAAGTCCACGTATGACCCGACCGACGATATCGAAGCCTACGCGCTGAACGCCAGCGGTGTGGTGAATATCATCGTGTTTGATCCGAAAGGCTGGGCGCTGTTCCGTTCCTTCAAAGCCGTCAAGGAGAAGCTGGATACCCGTCGCGGCTCTCATTCCGAGCTGGAGACAGCGGTAAAAGACCTGGGCGAAGCGGTGTCCTATAAGGGGATGTATGGCGATACGGCGATCGTCGTGTATTCCGGACAGTACGTGGAAAACGACGTCAAAAAGAACTTCCTTCCGGACAACACGATGGTGCTGGGGAACACTCAGGCACGCGGTCTGCGCACCTATGGCTGCATTCAGGATGCGGACGCACAGCGCGAAGGTATTAACGCCTCTGCCCGCTACCCGAAAAACTGGGTGACCACCGGCGATCCGGCGCGTGAGTTCACCATGATTCAGTCAGCACCGCTGATGCTGCTGGCTGACCCTGATGCGTTCGTGTCCGTACAACTGGCGTAATCATGGCCCTTCGGGGCCATTTTCTCTCTGTGGAGGAGTCCATGACGAAAGATGAACTGATTGCCCGTCTCCGCTCGCTGGGTGAACAACTGAACCGTGATATCAGCCTGACGGGGACGAAAGAAGAACTGGCGCTCCGTGTGGCAGAGCTGGAAGAAGAGCTTGATGACACGGGCGACACTGCCGGTCAGGATACCCCTCTCAGCCCGGAAAATGTGCTGACCGGACATGAAAATGAGGTTGTATCAGCGCAGCCGGATACCGTGACTGATACGGCTGATCTGGTCACGGTTGTGGCACTGGTGACGCTGCATACTGATGCACTTCACGCCACGCGGGATGAGGCTGTGGCATTTGTGCTGCCGGGAACGGCGTTCCGTGTCTCTGCCGGTGTGGCAGCTGAAATGACAGAGCGCGGCCTGGCCAGAATGCAATAACGGGAGGCGCTGTGGCTGATTTCGATAACCTGTTCGATGCTGCCATTGCCTGCGCCGATGAAACGATACGCGGGTACATGGGAACGTCAGCCACCATGACATCCGGTGAGCAGTCCGGTGCTGTGATACGTGGTGTTTTTGATGACCCTGAAAATATCAGCTATGCCGGACAGGGCGTGCGCGTTGAAGGCTCCAGCCCGTCCCTGTTTGTCCGGACTGATGATGTGCGGCAGCTGCGGCGCGGCGACACGCTGACCATCGGT